ACAATGGATTTCCATCACCAAATTGGCAGCTGTGTAAGAGATATGTATCACGAAGGACTAATTAAACGTGATCCAACCTACAAAGCGATTATCAAAGGAATACCGCCGAGACCAAAAAAGAAAAAATTCTTGCAAAAAGGCGAACTACAAAAGCTGTTGAAATCACTAGAACTTGGCGAAGGGATAAATATGGATTGGTTTATTTTACTGGTTGCAAAAACAGGAATGCGCTTTGCGGAAGCCATTGCGTTAACACCAGCTGATTTTGATTGGACCAGAAATACCGTCAGCATTAATAAAACATTGAACTACAAAAATTCTACAATGTTTTTTCAGGATACGAAAAACAAAAGTTCTGTTAGAACGATAAGCATTGATTGGCAAATAGTTGGTCAGTTTAAACCGCTCATTGAAAATTTACCTCAAGATGAATTGATTTTTGTAAATCGAGATGAAAAGACAGGCAAATATAAACGAATTTTCAATTCAACATACAATTCCCACCTGATCAGAAAATGCAAAGAATCAGGAATCACTGTCATCACAATGCACGGACTTAGACATACACATGCAAGTATTTTACTCGCTGACGGGGTGTCAACTCATAGCATAGCTAAACGTCTAGGTCATTCAAGCGTGACTACTACTCAAGAAACATACATGCATATCATTGATGAATTGCAGAGTAAAGATGATGAAAAGATTCTTGGTGCATTGATGCAACTTTCCTAGTGTGGTGATTTCATGTATAGAAAATGGACAGAAGACGAACTAGTGTATTTAGAGTATTTCGTTTTTGAAAACGATACTCAGCTAATTGAAGCTTCTAAGTACTTGAATAGAAGCATCAATGCGATTAGAAAAAAATTGTGCAAAATGCGAAAAGAAGATAATTTTAGATGCTACATGCACCGTCTATGGTCTGAAAAAGAGGATGAGTTCTTAAAAAAGCACTATTTATCTATGAAAAATAAGTATATAGCTGATAGGTTAAATCGTACAGTTGGAGCTGTTGAGTTTAGGGCTAAAAAATTAGGGCTGACAAAGCACAAGAAGATTAAAGAGCTAGATACAGAAATCCGACGTTTGATTGACGAAGATTACTACCTCAGCCAAATATGCACAAAATTAAACATTAAGATGTCGTCTCTAATCGCACATTGCCAACGTGAAAAAATCCCTTATAAAAAAATGCCTAGAACTGAGTATAAAAACTATGGTAACCACGTTTGGAATGTGCAAGATAAAGTGAGATTCCAAGAATATTTAAGCAAACAAGAGTTGAAAGCGAGTGAAGAAAATGATTCCAAAGTTTAGAGCATATTCAGTAAAAGAAAACATAATGTATTATCCTGATGAAGATAAAAATGTAGAATGGACTATTGATGATGATACAGGATTTATAGCGCCTCTTATCAATCTAGGAAATGGCATGTGGGGAATGATTGATAAGTATGTTCTCATGCAATCAACAGGCTTGAAAGACAAGAACGGCGTTGAAAGTTTTGAGGGTGATATTGGCTGGGATGACCATCAAGAAGTGCACGGACAAGTAATTTTTGAAAATGGTGCATTTAAATATGAGTGGGAAAATATATCTGAGGATTTATTTGAAGCTACCGACGATATTGAGATTGTTGGTAATATCTACGAGAATAGTGAGTTATTGGAGGGATCGGAATGAGTTACGAAATAACGGACGACGAGAACATCAGTCATAATACACAACAAAAAATTATAGCGATTGACGGTAAATATTTATACAAAATTCATTTAGAAAAAGAAGCCTATCGTAAAAATGGAGAAACGGGCGTTGATTACACCTTGGATATTGAATGCGGCGAAACCGGCGTCAATGTACAAGCGGTGTTACCACACGAAGTCCTTTATGAATTAAATAAAATGATCGGCGACAGTCTGAAATTTTAGGAGGAAAACAGCTATGGTTATTAAACAAGGTGACAAAGTGAAGTATATTGGTACAGCAATTCCCGAATATACTGGAAAAATATTAGAAGTAAAAAAGGTAATTCCTTCAGGGTATATTCTTTTGTTTCCAGAAGAAGACAGAGGATTGATAGGAATTGAGGGATTCGGCGTATGGAAAAAAGAATCACTAATCTGTGGGTTTGATGAAGTGGAGGAGCAGCGATGAATAAACAAGAATTGATTGGTATTTTAGAAGGTTTAGAAGGTGATTCATTCATCGAAAAGTACAACGAAGGATATGACCAGGCAGTTCGTGACTGTTTGATTGCAGTAAAACAACTTGACGAACCGAAAAAAACTGTATTGCCCAAAAAGGCCGATGACTTTATCAAAGAAGGCGAAGGCCTAGGTTCTGATAAAGTTGATATTATTGATTCAGCAATTTCTTTCGCAAGAGCAATGCCAAATGATGAATTTTCTTTGTGGTTTAAGTCGAATAGAGATTTATTTGTTGATGCATTAGCTAACGGTTACGAAGTCGATAAGGGACCTTTATATCACGTTTTATTACCAGACAAAGGGGCGACTAACACAGGATATACTTTTTTAAATTTAGCGGGAGCAATTGATTTTACGACATGTAAGGAAAAGGTGGATATGTTAACAGAACAAGAAATCAAAGCAGTTGATGAGCGCTATTGGCCGTTTGCTGTGAAGGTGGATGGTGAATAAATGAAACGCAACTGGAAAAGAGTAATAAATAAAGTTAGTGGCATTGCAATAATGATTCTTGTAGCCAAAGCAATCGTGAGCTATTTCGTGTATGGCAATGACATAACAAGCAGTGACCTCGTTTATTTCCTTTCATGCTCGTTTATTTTGGGATTAGGGCTATATTTAGGAGGTTCCAGTGTATGAGTTATCCAGAAGTTTATGTCTTAGGTCGTCAAGTCGATGGCGTTTATGTTGAGTATTCAGAGCCATATCTTTCAAAAAAAGAAGTTGAATTTGATAAGCATCACTATGAAATGGGCCAATCAATGTCACATGATGCTGGCTCTTGGAAAATTTTAAAGTATGGCAGACCAATAACAGTGGAGGTTTAAAGATGAATCATAGTAATTATACAGGCGTAGCAGAGAGCCTAACTCAAAGTTTTAAAGATTTAGCGGAATCAATTAGAAAAGGATTTGGGATTTTTAGTGAACAAGAGAACCGACGAATACACTTTTATGCAGTAGGGGTTTTTCTCTTGAAGATGCGAAGATTGTTACTAAATTGGAAAACGGGTATACCGTTTCGTACAAAGAGTTAAAACGATTTGCGAAATTATTATAATTAGAAAAAAAATAAAAAAAGCCGGATTCCTCCGACTGTTGGTAATATTCTCGACACGAATATTATACCACAAACGGGGGAATCAAGGGATGGTACTTTTTGACGTAAAGAAATATGAAACACCAGATGCAAAGGATGTAGACATGGAACAAACTAAACATAACGTCAGTGTGTTCCTATCTGCCTATCTTGCTGCTAGATGTCGTGTTGGCCAGCCGAGGGAACCAAAAGTAACAGCTTCATTCTCTTTGGTTCCACCATCAACGGCCAATAACGTTTTCGAAGCCGAGCAAATGTTAATACAGAAAGAAGAAGCTCAAGAAGAGTTTGATTATCTTCATAAGCTTTTTGTTAGAGGTTATTCTGCGATTCAGCATCCGCACAAACCAGATGTTACCGAGCGAAGAAAAAGAATCTTCTATGATCGATACATCAACGGTAATCCAATCTATCTAGCAGCGCAACGAAACTGTATCAGTGAAGAATCAGTGAAACAAGAATCTAATATGATTATTGTTCAATTTGCTTCGGCACTGGAACTTGTTGCTTTTAAGTAGCCATTTATTACACTTTTTATACCTCTTTTATACACTTTATCTACACTTCATATACCTTCTAAACGAGTTATTATGATAGTGTCAAAAAAATAAGAAATGCGACACACTTACACAAATACATTAACGGAACGATTGCCTACTTATTTTTTTGATTTGAGATTACAAGGAAGTAAAAAAATTCTACTTTCTTCGTTTAGTCGCTTGTGATCTCATTTAGATTCTCTCGCAAACCACAAATTATAAAACTGAAGAAGTGAGGTGAATTTCCTCTCTCTTTTTTCTACAGGTTTGCGAGAGTTAATGGAGCATAGCTTAATCGGCAGAGCAGCGGTCTCCAAAACCGTTGGTATAGGTTCGAATCCTATTGTTCCAGTAAGTGGCATAAGCTGCTTAAATAAAATAGATCGTCAATAAATGTTCGGACAAACAAATTGGCGCTACTACCTTTCACGAGGACTGCATTTATATGCAGTCCTTTTTGTTTTAAGTGTAGTAGAGTTTTCATTTTGAAAGGGGAAATGTCAAATGGCAAAAGCAAAGAAAGAAGAAGTGCAGGAAACAAAGACTGCTAAAAAGAAACCAGCAGTTAAAGAAGTTGAGCAACCTGACAATGTGGAAGTAACCGAAGAACCTGTTGAAGCCAATGAAATTACAACAGGGACTATTAAAGTTGGTGACCTAACAATTAGTAATGAAGGTATTAAATACGAATCTACTAATGATGAAGTACCACAACCAATTGAACGCCAAACACCATTTGGGGTTGAGGTGTGGGATCCTATCGAAAAACGCACCGTGTTAAAAGATGCCTAAGTATTGCCGCCAAGAAGGTTGCCGTACCCTGTTGGATAAGGGTAGTTATTGTGAGGAACACAAGCGAAAGAAGAAGGTACACAAACGTTACTATTCAAAGAACAAATCATTCTACAAATCTGATGAATGGAAAAGCGTTGCTGATGCTGTCCGCTTTCGTGATAAGTATAAGTGTTCAATTTGTCATAAACCTGTGTTTGGTCGTGATAGTCAAGTGGATCATATCAAACCAATTTGGTTGAATCCAAATTTAAGATTAGACATGAACAACTTACGTTTGGTTTGTGCTACTTGTCATCCAAAAGTTGAATATCGTCCGCAAACGCAAAAAGAAATTGAAATGAAAAAAAATTATAATCCCGCAGATTATTTTTAAGCCCCCCTCTGAAATTAATTTAAAATTTTTTTCATGGGGATAGGGTAGGGGGACCTCTTTAGACACCTCCAGAGCATTTTCAAAAAAAGAAAGGGGGGTGAAAATGGCTGGACGTAAAAGTAAGAAACAAAAAATACTAGATGAAGCCTTAGAACATAAGGACTTTGAGCGAAAACGTATCATAGAAATATTAAAATCATTAGGAAAGTTCACGCCTGCTTTGAACCCCTTGATTGAAATGTATCTGGATGCGTGTGAAGTCTATCATATCAAGTATTTAGAGTGGAAAGACAGTGGTTTTAAATCCACAAAAGTTCACACAAATAAAAACGGTTCAAGAAACGAAATTAAGCATCCTTTGGCTCAACAAGTGGAAGTGTGGAGTGAGAAGAAAACCAAGCTATTAAACCAACTCGGTCTTGATATGAAAAGCGGTGGCCTTGATTATGTTGATCCTTTAGCAAGTGAAAATGCTAAGAAAAAAGAAGAAGCTAAAAAAGATGAACCACAAACAAATAATCGTTTGGTTGAATTTAGAAAGATGCGTGGTGGTCAATCATGATTGATATGACTGTCAATTATGCTGATAAATTTGCCAAATCGGTTCGCAGGAACAAAGAACGTTATCCTAAATCAATCCATTTAGCAGTTAAACGATATAACAAGTGGAAGAAACGGAAAGATATTTTCTTTGATCTGGAAAAAGCAAATTTGATGCTAAGTTTTACCGAATCATTTTATAAACATTCAACTGGTGAATGGTCGGGGCAACCGCTCGAATTAGAAGATTGGCAGAAGTTTTACTTCTCAAACATTTATGGTTGGCAAAAATGGTCTGATAAGTGGCAACGAAATGTTCGTGTTATTCGTAAATCATACCTGCAGGTGCCAAAGAAAAACGGTAAGTCTTTAATGGAAGGCGCGCCAATTTTATATGGAATGTATGGAGAAGGTGTGAAGGGCGCCCAATTTTACTGCCTAGCCGCTGATTTTGACCAAGCGCAAAATGTTGCCAATCCTTTAGCAACCGTTATTGAAAACGATAATGATTTACTTGATGGTACACGTGTTTATCGGAAAGAAAAGAAAGTAACGACTATCAGTTACGCTTTCTTTGAAGATGATTTCAAATATCAAAACAATTTGCGTGTGTTATCTAAGCGTGAAAAAGTCGATGGTAAAAATACTTATATTGTTGTTGCCGATGAAGTTCACGAGTGGGAGGACACGTCGAGATATGATGGTTTGAAATCAGGACAAGCTGCACAACCAGAACCATTATTTTTAGTTTGTTCTACTGCTGGTAAAAACAGTGGGGCCTTAGGTGTTCAAATTTATCAAGATAGTAAACATATTCTTGAAGAAGATAATGACGATGACTGGTTCATTATGATTTATGAACCAAATAAAGGTTACAACTGGGAAGATGAAAAAGTTTGGGAAATGGTCAATCCGAATTTATATGTGTCGTTTGATATTACTTTCTTACGTGGAGAATTTAAGGATGCGTTACGAAATCCATTCAGGAAAGCAGAATTTTTATCCAAGCACTTAAATGTGTTTGTCAACTATGCCGAAAATTATTTTGATAAAGAACAAATTGATAATTGCTTGGTAGATGATTTAGGAGATATTACAGGCGAACAAGTCACTATCGGTATTGATTTATCCAGAACAACTGACTTGACATGTGTATCAATTAATATCCCAACCTTTAATGATGAAGGCGAAAGCATTATAAAAATAAAACAAATGTATTTTGTACCAACGCATAATATTGAAGAAAAAGAAAAATTAAGAAATGTTCCTTATCAATATTATGCAGAACAAGGTTTTGTAACGCTTTGTGAGGGTCGTACTGTTGATTATGATCTTGTCTATAACTATGTCATTGACATGTACAACAAATACGAATTAGACATTATTCAAATCAATTATGATCCAGCTATGTCTGAAAAGTTAGTGGAACGTTTTGAAATGGAAGGATTCAATACGGCCGAAGTAGGTCAATATCCATCAGTAATGAATGAAATGCTAGATGATTTTGAAATACTAGTAGATAACGGACGAGTTCAAACTGACAATCCGTTATTTATTTTTTGTACCAACAATACAACAGTTGTAACGAATATACAAAGTCAAAAAGCGCCCAGCAAAAGAAAGTCACCAGAACATATTGATGGTTTTGTGGCTTTTTTAATTGGTCATAAAGATTCAATGGATTTAATGGTGGAAGTTGGAAGCGAAGAAGAATATGAGGATTATATTAAACAGCTTTACAACAGAAAATAACTGAAAGGAGGTGGGAATTTGGGAATTAGATCATGGTTCAATCAAAGATTTCGTATGTCGAGTAAGAAAAAAGTATTAGGTAGTTCAATACTTGCGAATCAATTTGTCTTGGGTGACGAAAATATTTTATCTTCTAGCGACGTTTATCACTATCTTTTAGCAATTTCCAATATGTTTGCTTGTGGATCGTGGACAATCGAAAAAGAAGATGGAAAAGACATTAAAGGAGCCAAGGAACTGCAGAGTTTGAAACATCCAAATGGTTATTTAACCGACTTTGAATTTAAACGTTTGCTTGTAAATGTCTATTTGTTACAAGGAGAAGTATTTGTGGTGAAAGATGGGAAACAGCTTCACATCATGAAAGGAATTACACCAGAAATATCAGAAGAAGGTATCAAACAATTTAAATATGACGGCCATACGCTTTATCAAAATGAAGTTCGCCAAATTAAAAATATTGGATTATCGAATAATTATGGCAATGGACTGATTGATTTAGCTAGAGATACTTTAGAAGGTGTTATGAATGCTGAAAAAGCTTTGACAGAAAAGTATAAAAAAGGTGGCTTGCTGGCTTATTTACTGAAATTAGATACTCATTTGTCACCAAAAAACGCAATGCAAAATGCAATGCTTGATGCCATTCAAGGACAGCTAGAAGAAATTCCAGACGAAGGAAAGACTGTCATTATTCCGTTGTCTAAAGGTTACGCCATCGAAGGATTCGAAAGTCCTGTTCAAGATGATAAAATTCTTTCGTATTTAAATGTGTATAAACCAGAACTTGCTAAGTTTTTAGGTTTCGATCCTGATGCATACAATCAGTTATTAAAAGTTGATTTAGAGAAAGCAGCGATTTATTTAAAAGCATTCGTTGTTGATCCGATTGTTCAAAATGTCTGTGAACATTTAACAGAACTATATTTTGGACCAGAATCAACAAATCGTATTTCTTTAACAATTGATATTAAAAAGTATTTAACAATGTCACAAAAAATCACAAATACGCAAGGTTTAGTTCGTACTATGGTTTATACACCTGATGATGCACGCGTGGATTTAGGTGCCGAACGATTAAATACAGAAGAATCAACCAAGCTCTATGCATCGAAAGATTTGATTGGGCTAGATGAACTAACCGAGCTTAACAAGTCTAAAATGGAAGAAGGTGATTCAACTGGATAAGTTGGAAATTAGAAGTTTTGATATTAAAAACATGACGACGCGTTCCCTAGATGATGGCAGTGAATCAACTGTAGTTGAGGGGTACGCGTCTGTTTTTAACTCACGTACGAACATAGATGGTTGGTATGATGAAGAGATTGCACCTGGTGCATTTTCCGAATCTCTCGCAAAAAACAAAGATGTTCGTTGTCTATTCAATCATGATTGGAATTACGTGTTAGGCCGTAAAAGTGCTAATACATTAATTCTTGAAGAAGATTCAAGAGGGTTGCATTTTGAGGTTACATTGCCGAACACCACATTTGCGAACGATTTGAAAGAATCAATGTCGCGTGGTGACATTAACCAATGTAGTTTTGGTTTCTGGGTGACTGCACAAGAGGAGGACTATTCTGGTGATGTTCCACTGATTAGAATCACAAATGTTGATTTGTGGGAAGTATCCATTGTTCCTTTGCCAGCATATGATGACACAGAAGCTGCATTGAGAAGTAAGTTCCAAGAAAAAAATATTGAAACAATTAAATTAAGAAATAAAATTTTAAAAACGATTGGAGAATATAAATAATGAAAATGCGTAAAATTTTAGAAAAACGAGCTGCTAAATTAAAAGCAAAATTAGCTTCAATGGAAGAACGTGCAAAAAGTGAAACTTTAACACGTGATGAATTAAGTGATATTGAATCACAAGTGGAAGAAGTCACAGCAGAATTAGACGAAATCAACGATGCGATCGCAGAATTGCCTGAAGAAGATGTAACAGAATTAGGTGATGCTGTAGACGACTTAGGCGCAGCTGCTGATGAAATTGTTGAAGAAGTAGACGGAAAAGGCACTGAAGAAGATGATTCAGAACCAGCTGACGATAAAGAACGCAGCCGTGTTTTAGATATTATCGGGAAAGGTATTTCAAGTCGGGGAGAAGAAAAAGTGAAAAAATTAACTCAACGTAGCGCGTTCTTACGCTATTTGGCTGGTCGAATTACACCTGATAAAGCTCGTTCATTTGGTGTTGGTTTTAACAACGGTAAAGTATTGGTGCCACAAGAATTAAGCAAAGAGATTATTTCTTACCTACAAGAAGAAAATCCTTTGCGTAAATTTGCAACCGTTCATAAAACTCAAGGGACACAAGGTTTCCCAGTTCAAGTAAAACAAGCAGATGCTAATATTGTTCCAACTGAACGTGATGCTAGCAATCAAATTCCAGACACAGACATCGAATTCGATGATATTTATCTAAATCCAATCGAATTCGATGCAATTATTAAAGTTACGAAGAAATTAACGCATATGTCAGACTTTGACATTGAAGCGATCGTGATCGAAGAACTGAAAAAAGCATACTTGCGCAAAGAAACATTCTGGTATTTCACAAGCCCAGAAAACGAAGGTTCATTAGCTAAAAAAGCAGTGGCATTTGCTGGTAAAGGCGACAATGATTATTTGAAAGTTGTTCAATTGAAAAATGCTTTACCTACTGCAATGCGTTCAGGTGCTCGTTTTATGATTAACCGTGCCGCACAAACTATGTTGGAATCATTGTTAGATAATAACGGTAATCCGATTCTTAAAGAATCAGGTAACGATGATTTTGATTACAAGTTATTTACTTATCCAGTAGAAGTTACAGACTACGCAGATAAATACAATGAAACTACGAAGAAATTCGATTCAACTGTTCCCGTGATTTACTTTGGTAACTTCTCTTATTTCCACGTTCAAGATGTTATTGGTTCAATGGAAATTGAAAAATTAACTGAACTATTTACGCGTGAAAATAAAGTTGGGTTTAAAATCTATCACATCAACGATGGTCAATTAATTTATGGGCCGTTTGAAACACCTGTTTATAGCTTAGACTTAAGTACAACCCCAGCACCTAATCCAGGTGAATAATTATGGAAATTAATCTAGAAGGTTTTAAATCTCATTTACAATTTGAGGAAGGCATGGATGATGGCATGCTTGAATTTTATTTGGATATGGGTAAGAAATATGCAAAAAGGGCAACTGATGATGAAAATTCGTCAGTTGCCTATTATATTGCATCCATTTTTTGGCTATATAAAGTGCCAGAAGCCGAAATGGAGAATGCCTTTAATGCTTTAACGCCATTGATTTTAAGTGAAGGGTTGGTGGTAGACGATGCCAAAAGTAACGCTAAACAGAATGAAATGGAAAGCTGAACTTTGTAAACAAGTTCCTGGTTTAGATAACAATGATAGACCAGCGATTATACATGAGAAAATTCGAGATATTTTTTATGTTGAGTTAGGTATTACCTCGCAAGAAAAATATTTATCAAAACAAGCGAAAATTGATGTTGTGAGAAGAATTAGAGTTCGTTTCGATAAATCTATCACGGAAACAATAAATACGCTTAGAATCGATTCTGTGACTTATAAAATCACTCGTATTTATACAGATATGGATAAACGAGAAATGGAGTTGAGTTTGGCTTATGTCGATTAGTTTTGAAAAATTAAGGGCAACACTAAAAACAGTAGGTGTACCTGTGACACGTGACAAAGCGGAAAAAGAAACAGACTATCCATATATCGTGTATTCCAATGTTAGCAAAGGTAAAAAGATGGCTTCCTCTAAAGTTCATAGGCGATTGCCATATTATCAAATTTCTTTCTATACAACAGGTACAGAAAAAGATTTGACGGATTTAGAAAATGCGTTGGAAAACGCTGGTATTCCTTATGCTGATTTTGTAGGTATTCAGGGTGATGAAAACGATGATACAGTGACGAATTTTTATACGTATGTGAGGTGTATAGAAGATGGCCAATAATAATGGATTTGCAGATATGGCAGACTATTTGGGAACTCTTGCACAGGTAGATCCTACAAAATTGTCTTTAGAATCATTAACAGATGCTGCGAGTTTTTTTGTAGAGCAGTTACTACCTCAAATACCTAGATCGCTATTAAAGAAAAAGCATATGGCTGATCAAGTAAAAGTCGTTATAGAAGAGGATAGAGTTCAAGTGGTTTTTGAAGAAACTGCATATTATTGGCGGTTTGCTGAAAACGGTTCTGTTAACCAAAAAGCCCAGCATTTTGCTAGTGGTACGTTTGAACAAAATAAAGATCAGATTGAAAAAATCATGACACAACAAATATTAAATTTATGGGAAGGATGAGTAATTTGGGAAAACAAGATGTGTATTATTTTGAAGGATTAGATGACATCTTAATTGCCATGATGGCAACGCCTGATGAAGTTGGGGTGGCACCAACTTATAGTGAAGTAATAAGACTGGCTATTGCAACAAAACTTGCCATTAAAGGAAATGGCTCAGCGCTAGTTAAATGGGCATCAAGTAAAATGTTTCGCCGTGTAAGTCGCGAGACAGAACATGTGATTGGATTAGATCACGTGGGGATTCCTATCGAAGTAATGGACGAGATAAAAGGTTTGCTTGCAGAAGCAGGAGTAACATTTGGAAAAAATACGGCTCGTGAATTTCCTTACTTTGCATTTGGATTCATTGGAAATATTGAAGGCGGAGGAAAAAAAGCAGTTTGGTATCCAAAAACACAATTATCCAATGTCATTGATGAAGAATATGCAACTGCAGAAGATGACACAAAAATTGACGATGTAACTGCTAATTTTGTTGCTAACGGTTTGAAGTATAACAACGTTATGTATGCAAGTTTCGATTCTAACCGATTAAGTGCAAAACCAGGGGACTTTGAAAAATTCATTGCACAACCTATTTACGATGAAGAACAATGGAAAAAATTAGTCACTCCATCAACACCTGGGGGTGACGGTGAATAATGGCAAAGTTAGCTGATTATGGGATTGTCGTTTCAGATACACCAACTGTCACAATTAAAGGTCATCAGTTCCCAATCTTGTTAACCATGGAAACCATGGAGCATATTGCGGATATTTATGATGACGACTATTCAAAATTTGAAGAAGATATGAACGCAATGCTAAACAAGAGTGGTGGACGTATCTCTTCAAAAGATTTATCTGCTTCAGATTTAAAGATCATGCGTGCTTTAATTTATGGCATGTTAAAAACTGGCGGATTAGACGAAACACCAGAAACAATTTTTAAATTCTTAGGAATGAATTCTACGATTGTTGAAGTTTATGGGGCCTGTATGGAGGTATTCACAGAACAGAATTTTCAAGTTGATGATGTAAAAAAATCCAAGAAGCCACAAGATTATCAAACTCCGCAACAAAAGAAAAACAAAAAGAAAAAACACAAACGGAAGTAGGAACGCCCTGGGCTTTTTACTTATACGTCGCCCTTACTCTTTTAGGATGGAGTGAGGGTTTCTTTTTGAAATCAACACCGAACTTGTGGCTTAAGTCATACATACAGTGGTTAACGAGTAATACGGAGTTTGAACCACCTGCAAGTGTGACTATGGATAAAAGTCCTTGGTGGTAGGAAAGGAGCGCTAACGTGTCAAAGAAAGAATCTGATGTTGTCTTAAATTTTAAGACAAACGGAGAAGTCAATTATTCTCGAACAATCAAAGATATCAACAAAGAAATGAACTTAGCGGCTACCGAGTACAAAAACCAGGTATCCGCTATGGATAAAGATGCAACACAAACAGAAAAATTAACGGCAACTAAGAAAAAGCTTGAAAAGCAATTATCTTTAGCTGAACAAAGAACAAAATTATTACGTGAAGAATATGAAAAATCAGTAAAAGAAACTGGTGAATATTCAGAGCAATCACAAAAGCTGTATAAGCGTTTATTGGAATCAGAAACAGGTGAAAATAAACTGCGTTCTGCATTGCAAAGTACCAATGAAGCTTTGAAAGAGCAAGGTAATTTATCAATAAAAACAGCTGAAAAACTAGCCAAAATTGAAAAAGCTGGAGACAAAATTAAATCAGTTGGGCAAAAACTGTCTGTTGGATTAACAGCACCAATTATGGGAATTGGTGCTGCTTCTATTGCCGCATTCAAAGAATTAGATGAATATTTGGATAATATAACAACAGCAACAGGAGCTACTGGTAGTCAGCTAGAATCTTTACAAGCCAGTTTTAAAACAGTAGCAGGTCAAATACCCGCGGATATGCAAGATATATCAACTGGTATTGGTGAAGTAAATACTCAATTTGGCTTAATGGATAAGCAATTGGAAGATACAACAGGCCGAATGCTTAAATTTTCAGAAATTAATGGATCAGATGTTTCTCAATCAACTATCAATGCAAAAAAATCAATGGACCTTTTTAGGTTGTCTATTGAGGATTTGCCAATGATTTTAGATTCAGTATCTAAAACTAGCCAAGATACTGGAGTAGGGGTAGATCAGTTATTTGATGCAGTAAATAGAGGTGCGCCCCAACTCAAAGCTATGGGACTTGGTTTTTCTGAATCAACTATGTTAATAGGTCAAATGGAAAAAGCCGGTATTGATTCAGCAGGAACTCTTGGCTATTTGGCAAAAGCTAGTGTTGTATATGCGAAAGATAATAAAACCATGCAAGAAGGGCTTAGCGGAACAATTGAATCTATTAAAGGGGCCACAACGGAACAAGAAAAACTTACTATTGCTAGTGAAGTTTTTGGAACTAAAGCTGCTTCAAAAATGGTAGAAGCAATTGATAGCGGAGCGTTGTCAATGGATGGTTTAGCAGATTCAGCAAAAAACGCAGCTGGTACTGTGGATCAGACGTTTAGTGATATTCTTGATCCAATTGACCAAGCAAAGTTGGCACAAAATCAATTTAAAATAGCAATGGGGGAACTTGGAGAACAAGTACAAATAGCATTATTACCAGCATTTCAAGCTGCAACGGATGCAATAAAAAAAGTTTCAGAATGGTTTGGAAGTTTAACAGATAGTCAAAAGCAAACCATACTGAAAATAGCTGGTGTTGTTGCTGCTATCGGTCCAGTATTAGTAGTTTTAGGAACACTTGCTAGTTCCATTAGTAGTTTGATTCCAGTTATTGCTTTTATTGCGTCGCCAATTGGTTTAGTAATTGCGGCGGTTGCCGCTTGGGTAGCTGCAATCGTAGTTGCATATAATAAAATCGGTTGGTTTAGGGATTTTATCAATACCTCCTTTAAAGTAATTAAAGATATTGTGGTTGGTGTATTTAATGTTTTGAAAGATACGACAAAATCTACTTTTGATTTCATCACAGGATTTATTGGTGGTGCCATGGATGGGGCTGCAAAAATTATTGACGATTACGTAAATGCAATTAAGCGTATTTTTGGCGGTATCGTTGATTTTGTAACGGGAGTATTTACTGGAGACTGGTCAAGAGCGTGGCAAGGTGTTGTTGACATTTTTGGTGGTATTTTTGAAGGTATCGCTGCAGTAGCTAAAGCTCCAATCAATGCCATGATTACGTTAATCAATGGATTTATTGGTGGATTAAACAATATAAAAATACCTAAATGGGTGCCAGGAATTGGCGGTAAAGGATTTCATATTGGAAAAATTCCTTATTTAGCAGAAGGTGGAACTATTCTAAATGGTCAAGCCATTGTTGGTGAAGCTGGTCCTGAACTATTAACCGCTAAAAACGGCAAGACAACAGTAACTCCATTGTCACCAGAAGAAAAAGCTCGTGGAATTGGTGGTGCTTTGAAAGATGGCAACACTATTGAGCAACATGTTCATATTGGCCAAGTAGATGCAAATAATCCGAGTGAAATTAATCGTTTGAACAGGAAAATGTTTCAAGCGAATGTTTGGAATAATTTAGCGACAGGGGATGTGTAAAAATGGATAGATATACGCCTAATTTTGTATGGAAAGGAGCGAATGCTCTTATAGATTATGGTTTAATTATTGAATCTGAATTGCCTGAAATTGTCGCTAAACCAAGATATAACGAGATAACTATTGTAGGTAGTAACAGGGTATTGAATGAATGGTTTGGCGATTATGAACCATTTGATTTCAAAATTAAAGACGTCAGTGTTAGTTATGAACGATTATCGGAAGTGAAACGATGGCTTAGTGGCAAGTCAGAATTAATCACACATAATAATGAAAACCTGTATGTTAATGCGGTATGCAATGTTAGTAATGAAGTTGAATACACAAATGAGTGGGGAACTTTTTATACTTTTGAAATAAATTTTCGTTGTGAACCTTTAAAGAGAAAAGTAAATGAAAAATTTGTCAGTCTAAAAAAAGGAGAGAATGACATTACCAATCATGGGGATGAAATTTGCTTCCCTTTATTTGAAATTCAATCTACTGGCGGTGACATCAATATAACTTGTGGTAAAAATACTTTGATTTTAATAAATACACCTGCTGGCTTGTTATCATTAGATAATGAACTAGCTGTTTGCGTACATGAGGGAAGAATGCAACGAACAAAAGGAAACTGGATACGAATGACACCAGGGACCAATAAAGTAAAGGTAACTGGAAGTGTTTCAAGTATAAAAATAAAGGTGAGGAGTGTATATTTTTGATTAATCCAATTTACATTTATGAAAAAGTACCAAAAGATTTATCCGAAAATGGCATCCCTCTATTAGATTGGGCTGATGACCCTGAAATAACTCGTTCATTGAATAGTGAATATTCTTTTTACGGTAATTATTCATTGGTTGGTGAAAATAAAGAATATTTAAAGAAAGGTTATTATATAAAAGCTTTAGTTTCTAATGATTCATGGCAGTATTTCAGAATAAAATCAGTTGATAAAAATTTACATTCTGTTTCAATCAAAGCTCTACATTTAGGGTATGAGGCAAATCGTAACTTTATTCAAATGGCATATACTGCTAATGGTACTGGTAATCAGATTATGGAAAACTTAAAAGCGAATTTAGCATTTAAGCAACCTTTTATCTATGAAAGTAATATCAATTCCAAACATCAATTTACCGCAAAAGAAGTAAATCCAATATCGGCTATTATTGGGCAAAATAACGGTAATGAAAATTTAGCAGGTGTAACTTCTGGCGAACTAGATATGGATAACTACAGACTTATACTAAAAGACAGAATTGGTGAAGATAATGGTTTTAGAATAGATTTAGGTGTTAATTTAGAATCAATAAAAGAGACTGTGGATGACTTAAATGTATCCAACAGTCTCTATTTAATTGGTGGAACACCTGAAGATATTAATTATAACGAAGATCAAGAGCCAATAACCTTTGCTTTTTTAGAAACAAAAGGGGTAACCGATGAAAATAGACGTATTACTAGTAGGACCAATAGCGAATGTAAAACTGTAGAGGAATTAAAAAAATGGGGACAATCACTTTTTGACAAAGAACGAATCCATGAACCAAAAGTAACACATGAAATCAATATGGTTACTTTAGAAAATACTATAGAGTATCAAAAACTTTACGGTAAGATAATGAAATTGAATTTTGGGGACACTGTGTATTGCGATATTGAATACAACGGAATAACTGGAGTAAAAGAAAGAGTGACAGAGTGTACTTGGTTTCCTACTTTAGGTAAGTATAAAAATATCGTACTAGGAAACGAAATAAAATCTTACACAGATTCAGTAAATACTGCAGTTAATCAAATAACTAAAAAGCTTGAAGTAAAGAGTGAGGATTTACAGAATGCTATCGTGAACGCTACTCAATGGATAACAGGAACAAAAGGTGGCTATGTTCGTTTTCGTCCTAAAGATGCACCAGAAGAAATTTTAATTATGGACAGACCAAATGCGAATGATGCAAAAAAAGTATGGCGTTGGAACCTAGGAGGTCTTGGGTATTCAAATAGCGGTGTAAATGGACCATTTGAAACGGCAATTACTCAAGATGGCTCAATTGTTGCTAATTTTATTACAGCAGGAATTTTGACAGGGATTTTAGTACAAGGTGTGGCTTTAAAAACGTTAGATGATAAAGATTTCCAAGTTGTGGTTGAAGGTGGAAAGGTAGCATTTGAACGTAAAAGAGTAAGCACAGGCCTAAAAGATGTTCATGGTGAATTATTTGGTGACATTAAGGCTACGTATGATGGAAGTGGAAAAAAAGCTAATGGTTTCGCTGTTAGACAAAAACATGGTTACATTTTTTCGATCAATACGATTAGTAAAAATAATGAGGGGCAATCAGTTCCAATTATTCAAATACCAGCAGATGTTCATCCAGACAATAGGAAAGTGAATAGTTATGCTAGCTGGTCGCACAAAGGTAATTTCAGTGTTTCTAATGAAGTAGATATTAGTGGTATTTTAAAAGGAACTATTGGTAAATTCGATAAATTATATGTTGGAGGTAAAGAAGTTATACCAGGAAGCGGTACTGGTGGAACTGGTAGCGGTACACCTCCAGAATTGACTACTGAAAAAGAGAAAAACGCTTGGGCAGTTTGGCAGTTCTTAAAATCTAAAGGTTATAGCGAACAAGCAACTGCAGGTATTTTAGGAAATATGGAACAAGAATCAGGCATTATGCCAGACATTGACGAAGGTGGTGGCGGTCCTGGCTATGGTTTAGTTCAGTGGACATCACCTGTAGCTGGTGAAAGTGGTCGTGCATATGTTCAACGTTTATTAGCACAAGCTGGTATTAGTGGTGACTATCGAAACATTAATACGCAACTTCAATTACTAGACTGGCATATGCACAACGGACAGTATATTCCTACTTCTGCTTATCCATATTCAGTTGCACAATTTAAAGCATTAACAGATATAGGAACAGCTACGATGGCGTTTGAAGCCAATTTTGAGCGACCAGCAGTCACACATCCAGAGCGGATTGATATGGCGATTTACTGGTATAACAAATTGCATGGGTTGCAACCTAGTAATCCAACGTGGATGAACCCTGTACGATCTAGCTATACGATTACGCAAGAGTGGGATCAAATTGGCTGGGGAACGAACGTTATTCATGGTGGAATTGATATTGCTTCAGTTCCTGCTGGAAGTACGCCACCTGTTTATGTGGCACGTAGCGGCACAGTAGAAACTGTCACTTATGATGGAACTGGAGGAAATTATGTTGTCATTAAACACGATGATGGTTATTGGACCTATTACGGTCACTTAAATTCTGTTGATTTAGCTATAGGCGATAAAGTAACGACCAATTCACGTGTTGGGATAATGGGTTCCACTGGGCTTGCTAAAGGTATTCATCTTCATTTTGAAGTGTGGAAAGGCGCACAGTGGCAACGAATCAATCCACGTGATGTAATTAATTTTTAGAAAGGAGTGCACAAATGGTTAAATGGCAAGCAACGCTAAGTACAACTGAACCTTATAACTATGTCGGTATTATTAATGTACGGCAAGGGAATAAGAACACAGAAGTATTACAAGTAAATATTGTAGAAAATGCTTTGCCGTTAGACTTAAGTCTCTGCAAAGTTTTTTTAGAGTCAATTATTAATAATAAATTCCCGATTCAACGAGCAGCAAAAATCATAGATGCTAAAAAAGGGATTATTCAGTATACCTTTGATGAATATTCTATGCAGTCGTTACACAGACAAGAAGCATATTTCAGTATTCATAAAGGCGACAACCTGATTGGTGCAACGCAAAACTTTTCCTATTTTGTGGTGAATGCTGCTTCTAAAACAGAAGGTGAAATGGGTTCTTATTGGCAGTCCATTGAAGATTTAATCGCAGACATGACTGCTTTTATCAATGAAAATAAGGGCGATTTTACAGCGTGGATGAATGCTAGAAAAGAAGAGTTTGAAAAGTGGCGCAAAAATCAACAAGATACATTTGAAGCTTGGCGGAACGGCCAAGAAACAGATTATCTAAAATGGTTTGAATCAATTAAGGATATTTTAAAGACTGTTGATCCAGGCGGCACAATGTTAGCCGAATTAATGGATGCACGTGTAGATATACAAGGAGTTCGCCACAATTCACTTTCTGAACGTTTATTAGCTGATATGAATTATTTGTATCAGAGGTTAGAAGAACGACTATACACCGTCAAATATGGCAATGTAAACACGTTAGAAATTTTAGAGGATAATTCATTTTCTAAGAATCATGAAGTTGAAGTATTGGGAACAGTTAATCATTCAATTGAAGAAGGGGCGTTAATTATAGCGACAGTTGATGATTCAAAACAAAATGTTTTTACGATTGAAGGTGTAGACAATGGTTGATGCTAAAAGAATGATGGAAACTGATGAAAATGGGATTAAACGTCAGTTTTTTCCTATGACACACGTATCGGCAATCCTTGGATTAACAGAGATAATGACTGGTAATTCAAAAGTATCTTCAGTAAATGGACATACAGGCGCAGTCATTATTACGCGTGCAGACCTAGATTTACCTATTGATGGGATTATGATTTCGAAACAGGAGTATGACAAAATGTTAAAAATCATAGCCGATTATGAAGATGGAAAACTAGGTGGTTCTGGTGTTGAGTTTGAAAAAGTAAAAGGAGATGAAGAAATAAATGCCTGATTTATATGTAGTGAAAAAAGACGGCGTAGCTATTGATGTACAAACTAGTACAGCTGGCGTTGTTGGATTAAATGAATTTGTTGATGGAAAAATTAGTGGTGCTGAAGCAGGCACTGTCTCGTCTGTAAATGGTCATACAGGTGAAGTTATTTTAACTGCTTCTGATGTAAAAGCACTGCCAGACACAACTGTTATTCCAACGCTTCCTAGCAATGCCACTTCTGAAAAAGACGGTTTAATGTCTAAAACGGATAAAGCAAAATTGGATGCATTACCAGTTTTTACATTTGAAAAGGTAGGTGAAGCGTAATGGCAGATATCGTTCAGTTAAAAGAAAATGGTGTTGTAAAGTATATGAAAACACATGCAGATGCTATTGACGGCGTGGAAGGAAAATTAGTAAAGGCCGTTGGAAACGAGACTGTGTTAGGGACAAAGAATTTTCAAGATGGGATTCAAATCGGTGGTAAATCTGTATCGGTTAATGCAAAACCGACCTATGAGGTGGTGAAAGACTACTGGGATGGAACTGGAGCTTATTTGACAGAATCTCAATCAGTAACAATTTCAAATAGCAGCAATGTGGATGAAATTGTTTTGATATTCTCGCGTTACAACGATAACGGTGGCGGTATTGTTCACTCAATACCAGTTACTCCGAATATTACGAAATTAAAATACGAATTACCAGCAGTTGCATGGGTAGGTTCTGCTTCAAAAGACCCAACAATAGCGTATAAAAAAATATCTATTTCTAAAACTGGTACATCTTTAGTGATTACAGGAGATACTGCAAACACATTAAATGAAGCAAATAAAAAAATTGTTTTTAGAGAAATCGGCGTTATGCGTCGTAAATAGGAGTGGATAATAAAATGAAAAAAATATATAAAGTACTCTACCCAGTAGGATTTCAAATTTTCGAAGTTCAAGATGATTATGTTGTAGCCTTGCCATTTGTAGAGGAGAAACCACTAGAAAATTTAGTGAATGAACAATCCCAATTTTTTAACTTTTCAGAACAAAAATGGGAAGAAGCAGTGACACAGGATTATACAAAAAAATTGAATTTGTTAGAAAATCTTGCTAATGGCTTAGAAGTTTCAAATAGTGAGTTAAAACAAGCAAATGAAAAGCTAACTGCTAAAGCAGAATCACTTGCACAAATCAATTCTAAGACGATGCTTACTTCTCTTCAAAATACAAGAGAAATTGATGCTATTAAAGAACAAATCGGAGGTGCAAAATAATGTATTCATATGATGACATTAAACTGATGTATGATTGGGGACTATTTACTCCAGAGCAGGTTGCAGAATTTGTGCCTAGTTGTATTACAGAAGATGAATTTACTAAAATGACAGGTGAACCGTTTAGCAAAAGCTAGGCGGTTCTTTTGTTAGAGGGATGGAGACGATAACTTGAAAGATGAGCCTTTAATTGAAATCGTCGATCGTTTGGCACGGATTGAAACAAAGTTGGATAATCATGAACAATTAAGAGAGAAAGCAGACATAGCGCTCTCAATGGCCAAAAACAATGAAGGCGATATTGCGGAAATAAAAGAGAATCAAAAGTGGACGTGGCGAACAATTGCAGGAATTGGTGTTTCTGTTGCTGTTTATTTAATCACGAAATACTTAGGAGGAATTTAGAAATGATATTACCAGACAAGTATTACAAAATCATCAAGTGGGGCGTGCTAACGGTACTTCCTGCAAGTTCTGTTTTGGTTGCCACACTAGGCAAAGCCTATGGCTGGCAGCAAACAGATATGGCTGTTTTAACTATCAATGCCATTGCAACTTTTTTAGGAGTAGTAACAGGTGTGTCAGCATATAATTTAAAAGACAAGGAGAAATAAAAATGAAAAAGAAAATTTTAGTAGGAGCGCTTGTCGCTCTATTTTTTATGCCTTTAAATGTATTTGCTGCAAAAGGAGATCAAGGCGTTGACTGGGCGATTTATCAAGGCGAACAAGGCCGTTTTGGCTATGCACATGATAAATTCGCTATTGCCCAGATTGGTGGCTACAATGCTAGCGGTATTTATGAACAATACACATATAAAACGCAAGTAGCAAGTGCTATTGCACAAGGTAAACGTGCGCATACCTATATTTGGTATGACACTTGGGGAAACATGGACATTGCGAAAACAACAATGGATTACTTTTTGCCACGTATTCAAACGCCTAAAAATTCCATCGTTGCTTTAGACTTTGAGCATGGCGCTAGTTCTGACGTAAACGCAAATACGGAAACAATCCTATATGGTATGCGCCGTATTAAACAAGCAGGATATACACCAATGTATTATTCATACAAGCCTTTTACGTTACAATATGTGGACTATCAGCGAATTATTAAAGAGTTCCCTAATTCTTTATGGATTGCTGCCTATCCTAGCTATGAAGTAACGCCAGAACCATTGTATGCATATTTCCCAAGTATGGATGGTGTTGGAATTTGGCAATTTACATCCACTTATATTGCTGGTGGGTTAGATGGTAACGTAGACTTAACAGGTATTACTGATAACGGGTATACTGCAACTGACAAACCAGAAACCGAAACTCCAGCAATTGATGCAGGTGAAGAAGTCGAAAATACGCCAAGTTCCGATGTTAAAGTTGGCGATACGGTCAAAGTGAAATTTAACGTAGATGCTTGGGCTACAGGCGAAGCTATTCCAGATTGGGTAAAAGGAAACAGCTACAAAGTGCAAGAAGTAACTGGAAGCAGAGTATTGCTTGAAGGTATCTTGTCATGGATCAGTAAAGGCGATATTGAGCTATTGCCAGATTCAACAACTGTTCCTGATAAACAACCAGAAGCAACACATGTGGTTCAATATGGCGAAACATTATCCAGCATTGCGTATCAATATGGAACAGACTATCAAACGTTGGCGGCATTAAATGGATTGGCTAATCCAAATCTAATTTACCCTGGTCAAGTTTTGAAAGTCAATGGATCGGCAACAAGTAATGTCTACACGGTTAAATACGGCGATAATTTATCTAGTATTGCAGCCAAACTTGGCACTAATTATCAAGCCTTAGCTACATTAAACGGATTAGCAAATCCTAACTTGATTTATCCTGGTCAAACATTGAATTATTAAGAAATAAGCAAATTCCTACTTCTCACTGTGAGAGGTAGGGATTTTTTTATTTATTCGGTATATTTTACATGTCTATTCGCTTGCCTTTTTTTATTTTTTGATGTAGATTTTATCTTGTTGTTATAGTCTATTTTGCTAATTTGAATTAAAATGATATTACGTAAACCCTTGTGAGTTCTAGTCTGTCTAAATATGGTGTTGTAGAAAAATTACACCGTGAAACTAAATAATTTAGTTAGATAGAGCCTAGAATCCTTGTTGTGTAAGGGTCTAGGCTTTTTATCTATAGATTCATTACATGTTCATTTGTAGATGGAATGTAGAGGGAGGATTACCCAAGTTTGGCTGAAGGGGACGGTCTCGAAAACCGTTAGGCGAGTAACATCGTGCAAGGGTTCGAATCCCTTATCCTCCGTACCGAGAAGCAGTTGAGTTATTAGTTGCAAATAAAACGACAGAGACGTACACTTAAAGTAGAAAAATACTTAAGAAGAGGTGTCTATTATGTCAAACTATGAAGAAAAAGAAGCGCAAGCATTAGTAAAAATTGCTGACGTTTTGAACAAATTGGATGCAAGTTTAGAAGAGTTGGGCTCGCTAGATGAGGATACAAAAAAACATAGTATGAAGAGATGGATTGTTGAAAAAAAAGCCATTCATGAGATTAAAAAAATTGCACACGAAGCTGGTAAGTATGACAAGTATGATGAAAAAGAATTAGAAAAAGAAATGGATCTGTTGGAAAAGTTTATGTAAAAAAGCGCTAGCTTTTGTTCAACAGTTATTTAATTTTGAGCCTAGAATTAATCGTTTTGATTTTTTCTAGGCTTATTTTTTATGAAGTAAGCAAATCGTATCGGGAGAGGTATTGAATTAAGAAATAAAGCATGTATTGATTCAGAAAAAAAGTTGTAGTAAAATGTTCGTCACAACTACTTTTCTTCTGATTTCATAGAAGGAAAAGTTGGAATAATGAATTGAGAAGAGTCGATTTTTAGGAGATGATTTTAGGTGACTTTTTATCAATTATTGCAGTTAGATCCATTTATTTTAAAACAAAAAATTCATCAAGCGGATACTAAAAAACAGCGGAGATATTTTTGGCGCGCCTTGTTAATAAGGGATATCTTATTAGTTTCGTTTGCGATTTTATGGGTGTCGACGATTACTTTTTTCTTTGGAAAAGCTGTAGCGCCTTTTTCAATTGTATTATTTTGTTTGCTGTTGAGTATCCGTTTCGTCTCATATGGCTACAGGGAAAAACAGGCCTTGCTTAGTTTAGGAATCGTGTTAACAATTCTAGGTGTTAGTCCATTAATTTCACTGATTTCTGTATCATTTTTACAATTGGGCCTTCATTTTATCTGCTTGCTGGCATTGTTTTTCTTAACTGGTAAAAACCCTAAAATGGGTAATCCTGGCTTGTATACGTTCTCCTACTTATATTTAGTTGGCACGGTTCACTATCAATCGTTTCAGCAATTAGAACAAACTTTCTTTGTATTAGTGTTTGCTTATCTACTTTTAGCTTTTGTTTATCATGTGAAACATAAAAAATTGGATCAAGAGATTACTTTTATACAGATGGTTACAGAAAATGGTTTTTTTAATCAAAGAAATATTTGGTTTGGTTATTACGCTTTAGGCATTAGCTTATTACTTTTTATAGGAACGCACCTTCAGATTGACCGCTTTATGTGGGCAACATTTGCTAGTTCGTCATTATTTTCTGGGTATGATACGTTTAAATTGTCTGAACGAGCAAAAGAACGAATAATAGGGGTCGTTATTGGTTCTCTAGTATCGGCTATCTTGTTATTTTATATACCAACGAACCTACTTGGTATTTTAGGAGGACTTTGTTTAGGCTTATGCACATCTTATAAAAGTAAAACGATTTTTAATTGTGTTGGTGCTATCATGGCAGCTTCTATGATATTTGGGCTAGAAACAAGTCTTTACTTAAGAATTTTGTTAAATATGTTGGGGCTAGCTTACGGTTTGCTTTATCATTTTGTCTTTGTAAAAACTATGTCCTATTGCAATCGCAAAGAGTGGCTGAAATTGTCTGAATAAAAGGAGCCTAACATTCTTTCTTGAAAGAATGTTAGGCTCCTTTTATTTTTAAATAGAATCATTGACTATATTTTTTGTAAATAAGAGTTTAAAAATGGCAGAAGCTGGTTACTAATTTGGCTACCAAATGGCTACACAGGATAGTATAGGTAAGGATAGTATAGGTAAGGATAAAGTAGGATATAAACAAATGAATTCAGTGAACACAAGTTACGTAGTAAAATTGTATTTTTGGAAGATAAGTAGAAGTAACTTCATATTGGGAATTTATTGGGAAATTTTAGTATAG